GAGTTGCCCAAAGCTGTCCACTGACTGGTTGCACCTGTACGCAGAAGCCTCCAGACTGGCCTTTGCCGACCGCGCACAGTTTGTGGCGGACCCGGCGTTCGTGCAAGCCCCCGCGGGGGACTGGAATAACTTGCTGGCGCCCGGTTACCTGGCGCAACGCGCGAAGTTAATCGACGCCAGCCCCGCAGGAACGCCCATGAAAGCTGCCCCACCTGGCAATCCGGGCGGCTTGCCTTTGGCCCACGCGCCCAGCCTTGAGCAGCCGGAATACGGCACCTCCCACATATCAGTTGTCGACGCTTGGGGCAACGCTAAAGGGAGTTGAGATATTCAAAGGGGGAAAGGCGCGATATTTCCGATATTTGAGGGGAAATATCGCCACTCGGTGGGACGCGCCGCGAAAATGACTTTCGTATCAGGAAAGTACGGTAGTACCTTTGATTTTCTCCAGCATGGTAGCTATCGAAAGGCCGGATGCGCAGGTTTTAATGACTCTAACCTCGCCACTACCGCGCTCAATGATGGTGACTACTGTTCCTTCATCAGGACTTGCGCAAAGGGCATCGGACTCCTTGAAGTTTACGACATGCCTGTGAAGAGCGGACCGGGTAATACCCGTGATTCCACGCTTTTTAAGATCGACCATCATCAAGTCCAGATTCACATATTGATGTGATCGAATGCATGCTTTTAAGCTTTCCTGATGCTCAGGCGATAGATAGAACAACGTAGAAATACGGCCCATTTCAGACTCCTCGGGTGGTGGTTTGGAAAAGATCGGGGCGCACGTCGCGCATGAAGGTCAGGCTGGGGTTATTGCAGGCGATGGTGATCTTGTTGGTCACCATGCGCAGCAGGGCGCTGAGGCAGTCTGGTGGCATTTCGGCGTACTTGCAGTTCTCGCCTGCCTTGCGCAGCGCGATGTTCATGCCTTCCATGCTTTCGAGCATGCAGGACAGGCCTTCGAGAGCTAGGCGGGCGTCGACCAGCCCTTGTTCGGTTTCCTCGGGCATGACGACGAGGGACGTATTGGGGTCCAGAAAGCGCGGGTCGAGGTTGGCGAGGCGCTGCAGATGAAACGGCAGTTGTGATGGGTGCATGTCAATGATCCTTTTTGAGAGGAAGCCTGCAGAGGCTGCAGGCGGCCGGGAGCTCAAAACCGTCATTGGGCGGCGGGCATATTCCCCCTTGCGGGGTCTTTTATTAGCCACACTCCCGGCCATAGCAAAACGTATAGCCGTAAAAAAGCCACAAGTCTGTCGGGTGTGGCTTCCGCCAATGAAGGTGTTTTGAGCACCTGACCCGAAGTTTGCACCACAGAAAGAAGTTTTCGCGTCACGAAACACCTCCAGAAACGGGAACGCCGCCTGGTGTGAGAACCGGGCGGCGTTGATGGGTTGGAGTGTAGCTGCGCCATTGCGGGGCTACAAGCCTTCGGTCAAATAGGCGTTGATGGCGTTCAGAATCTCGGTGCGTTCTTTGGGGTACTAGCAGGGGCTGGCTAGCGGACAATGTAGCTGCCCAGTATGTCGAGGATATTGACTTTGTCCTGGTCTGATACGCCGAGGAACGGGCGGGCGGGGATAGTGCCCCAGAGGTGAGGGAACTGGGCTTCGGTGCCACCGAACTGCTGCATGGCGGCGTAGACCTTGGGGCTTCCAATGTGTACGCCGCTGGTTCCATCAAGTTGGTAGTTGATGGTGCTTTGAAGGGTTTTTGTCTCGCCGATCAAGGGCTTTTTGTCTGAACTTCTGGCCTCGCCGCGCTTGCTAAGGGTGCCATCCTTATTGTGCGAACCGGAAAACACTCCAAGGTAGCGCGCGACAGTAACGGAGCTGTTGGCTTCCCACGGAGTGCCGTCGGGTCCAACGGAGTCGGCAAAGCGGCGCTTGGTGCTTGCCACGATGTCTTCGCCAATTTCCTTCATGGCGGGTTTCAAGTTGGTCATGCGCCGGGATAACTCAGCGAGCATGTCAAGCACCTGCTTGTCATCTACCTGGATGGTGATCATGGCGCGGCCCTCGCTGCAAGCAATAGAGCGGCTTGGTGCAGGCGGGCGTTGAACCAGCGGCGGATGACGTAAGAGCGCAAGACCGAGATGATGGTGTAGAGCACGCCGATGAAGAGGTTTTGGCCGACGCTGATGTTAAATCCGATCAGAGGCAGGATCAGCAGATTGGCCACGAAGTTGATGGAAAAGCCGATGGCGACGTTGATCAAGGATTCGATGAAGGAACCGAGGCGGGTTTGATTCATGCGGGGCGCCTTGTGAGTTGTGCTTTCATGGGTATTTCCTATAATTCTCACCGTTCTGCGCTGTATCGGGTCCAGGGTTGAATCTCTGATCGTTTCGGACGTTTTGCTCGGGGGTGCAGGACACCTTATTTCACCGCCTTGATCACCAGCGATATCAGGGCAAGTGACCGGTTCTTCTTTCCCGCGAGCACCTCGAAGACTGCGCGGAAGGTTTCTCCATCAATGTTTTTGGTGGCAACAACCGTCGGGTTTCCATTGCGGCTCAATTCTCCAGCGCGAATCGTGTGGGCTCCATTCAAGACACCAGCCACGTGGTCAAAATCTGCTGCCACTGGCGCGCGCTGGGTGCCGCCATCAAAGGCATGGCTCGTTTCTACATGGCGCGGCGCATCAGACGGAATCAGCACGGTGTAACCCTTAACATCTGATCCAACCAACTCGCTTACCGATTGTGGGTTTTCAACAAAGCCAATCCAAAGCGGCTCTGCATTGGCGCGCTGCATCAACATCCGTGCGGCAAACGCGCTGGCTTGTTCGGTCGCATTGACATAGCGATTGACATCCCGAGACAGGGCGGTCGAGATTGCGTCGGGATAGCTGATCAGCTTGTCTTGCACCAGCTGGCGCAGCGGCAGATCGGAACTAGCCCCTGGCGCATAGGCCCAGCCTTTGTCGATGCCGGGCGGGGCGCTAGTTTTGTCTTGCAACGTGTCCCAGCCCTCTGGCGGCTCGGTGGCGTCTCCAGACTGGGGGCCGCGCACGGCCTGTACGCTGCACATGCAGCCCCAGCCGTTTGGCGGGAAGTGGGTTTTCCAGAGCGGATGGTCGTGGCGCAACGTGAGGCCTGCGTCGCCCCAGGCTTTGTGCTGGGGGCGTGGGGTGATGACGCTGTCGTTGTGGATGTAGCGCCAGTATGGGCGCACTTTGAGCAGTTCGGGGTCATTGAGTTGCTGCCATCGTCCGGCCGCGTAACTGGTGGCGATGTTGGTCTGGTAGATGACGCGGGTGCGCCAAGCGACACCGGCTTTTGAGCCCTCGCCTGTCCAGCCAGACCAGCCGCTGTTTTTGACAGCCGCGGCAAAGGCCTTGCGAAACTCGCCAATGCTGCCGCCCTGGTTGGCCTTGTCCACAGCAGTGCGCAGGTCGTTGAGCAGGTCCGCCTTTTGCGCACCGGCAACGATGAAGGCGCGGTCGTGCGCGCCCTGCCAGATGTCATCCCAACGCTCGGTGGGTAGGTTGATTTTTTTGCGGAGAAAATCAATCTGCTCCTGGAACTGCTGGCGCGCATCGTCCTGCAGTTTGGCCGCATCCTTGGGGGCGATGCGCACGGCAATACTGGTGGGCTCGTCAGGCACTATCCATACCCTTCAACTGGGCGGCTGCAAAGGCCAATGCCATGAGCTCGGTAAGTTGCTCGGTGGGAAGATCGCCATAGCTGTGCAGCAAGGCATCCGTCAGCGCCTGGGGGGTGTCTGCTGCATTGACCAGGCTGGCAATGTGGATCATCCAGGTGGATAGAACCGGCTCAAGTGCCTCGGACAGGGTGTCTACTGAGTCGGTCTGGCTAGACAAGTCAGCTTCGGAAAAGCTCGCTGGCTTGGTGGGGGTGATTCCTTCCACCTTTTGGGGTGCCAAGGGTGGGATTGGCGGTGGCGTAGGCTCAGGCGCATCGTCCCAGCCTTCTCCGTAGCGTGCGCGGATTGACTCCAGCGTGGGCTTAAATCCCATGCTGGCTATGTTCACATCGGTCTCGCTGGCGGCTTTCAAGTCCTCTGGTTTCTTGACCACCCGGGCGACCTGGCAGGGCGCCAGCCCGTTCAATTCACAAAACCAAGCAACCAGCGTACTGTTGAGGGTGTCGCTCAGTAGATCGGCGTCGGCCTGCACCAGGTCAAGGCGCACGTCTTCGCGTTCATTTGATGCCGCACCTGTTGCACCGGTCTGCTGAGTTGCTTCCTGGCTCAGAATGACTTCCGAGATCCAGCTGTCCATGTATTCACACAAGGTCTGCTGAGTGCTGATCGACCCGGTCAGCTTGCTCTCCAGCAGCTCAATAGACATGCCTTCTGGGGTCATGATGACGCCGTCATTGCTCATGGCCTTCAGCGCATCAAATAGAGTGCCTTTTTCTTTTACACCAGCGCTTTTTGGGTATTGACCCCAGGGCGTTGGCGAGCCAAAACGGTCGTTGAGTTTGTTCCAGGACAAAATTCCCTTGCGTTTGAAGAACACCGGCCAGTAGAGCTGCAGGCCGAGGCCCATGCCGTAAGGGTTGTCGTCTTCGGCATTGAAGCGGTGGACTATAAATTTTTTGTCGGGTAGCACCTCGCCGGTAAGCATGTTTTGAGTGGTCAGCAAGTGCAGCTCGGGCGCGGCGTTGGGGTCGGTCTGAACATACACGAAGCGGCGCTGCGAGCGCTTAACTACACGTGCCGGGGTGATCAAGCCGTCGCGCACTGTCCAAACAATCTCGGCCGGTACAAAACCCACCAGCAGTGCGTCCAGCAGATCCGCGCACAGTTTGTCAAACATGATGCTCTTGAGCATGGATAGCACAATGGCGGCGTCGCGCTGGCCCGTTTCACCGTCTTCTATCGGATCCACCTGCCACGGGCGGCTGATCAGTGCCAGCTTGCGTTTCTGCAAGCCGCTGAAGACCTTGCCATCGCGCTTGAGGTCGCGATACATCTCAAACTGTTGAGCGCCCCCTGAACCACGCTCCAGCAACAGCGGGTCATTGGTGCGCAACACGCCCATGTAAGTGGTCTCAAATGGGTCGCGCAGTCGGTTGGCGACCTCGGTGTTGAGCTGTGGCGTGGTACGAGTTGGGTTGGTGGTAGCCATTACATAAATCCTTGTGCATCAGCGCCACGGGGCGCACCGCTGCTCTGAAACTCGATGGGGGCTGATGGGTCCGACCCGGCGTGCAGCGCCAGCGCCAAAGCCCAAAACCGGTCGGCGTGGCCGTCCGGTGTACTCTCGGCCACGAAGCGGACGTTTCCTGCAGCCGTCACAGTCTTCTGCACCTTGCGCAGGTCGGAGCGGATGATGGCGTCATCGGGGATGCGCACCGTGCGGTCTTCCATGGCACCGCGCACCGGGTAAGCCAGCGCTTCTTTGACCTGGCCAGTGAAGGTGACAGCTTCCACGCGGTACGTGCCGAATTTGTCTTGCGCGTCATCACACCAACCAATGCCCAGGCCGGTGGCATCGATACAGATGCGATCGCATATTGCAAACCATGGGTACAGAATGGCTTCCTGCGCGCTCTTGCGCATCTTCTCCATGGTCTCTACGCGAACTGTGTTGAACACATCGCCCAGCTTCTCCAGCACCCACAGCACAGTCAAATCCTTTTTGCGGCCAATGTCCACACCACAGTACAGACGCCCTATGAATACGGAGTTCAGGTCGCGCTGCCAAACGATGTACGCCGCATATTCACAGGCGATGATCAGCTGGTATTCCAAAAACTTGGCATCGTCGTCTGCAGGAACACACTCATATTCCTGGTCAAAAGACTCCTGGTCAGCGCAGCCGTTTTTGATGAAGTCGAAGTACTCCGCCTCCGTCATGGCCTGCTGCTCGGCGTCCGCTGGCAGCGCCTGCTGCAGCTTGTAGAGAAAGCCCTGATCCAGCGCGTCTTGCAACGTGACACGGTGCAAGCTGATGCGCTTGGGGTTGCCCTTCTCGCGCGCCTCGCGGATCAGGCCATTGAAGAAGCTGTAGGAGCCCCGGTGTGTGCTGATTACTTCCATGCTGCCGCCCCAAGTGATGCCGGGGTAAGCAATGGCCCACAGCTTGCGCTGGTCCTTGTGCAGGGCAAACTCATCGAGCACCCGGCTGCCGCGCTTACCGGCCTGCGCATCGGGGTTGCTGCTCATACTGTGGATGCGCCTGCCGCTGGCAAACTGCAGCACATAGGCGGTCAGCTTGTCCTTGGCGTCAATGACCACCTCACCCAGGTCTTTGGCGGCCAGGTTCATGACGCCCGCCCACAGCTTGCAGTCTTCAATGAAGAGGCGCGCCTGGATATCGTCGCGGCTGCTCACCCACTCGTCAAACCGGGCGCCCTGGGCAGCGGCACGCTCGTCGGCACCGTATGCGGTGGACCAACTGATACCGATCTGGCGCGACTTCTCCATCAACTTGATGCGCGAGTTGTCCTTGATCCATTTGCTCTGGAATGGCAGGAAAATTGCGTCCCTATCTGCAGGGACCACCTTTGCACACCCTTTGACTGGTGCCATTACACGATCCCCAAGGTCCGGCGAATTTCGTTTTTGGTTTCTTCGGTCACGCCGCCCTTGGTGCCCATGGCATCAAGTTTGGCGCGCTGCTCGGCCATGATCTGGGCCCGCGTTTCTGCAGCCACCTTGGCCTGGAACTGCTTTGTATTGACGCTGCTACGTGCCAACGTGGCAATGTTCTTGGCCGCCGCGCTGAGCATGCCAATGCGATCGGCGGGGTCCATGTCAGGGTCGCTGGCATCGCCAAGATTGATGATGGCGTCAAACAACTCTTGCTGCACGATGGCCGTGAGCGCTGCGCTGCGCGAGTCGCCCAGGTCTTTGGCATGGGCGTCGATGGCTTCGGAGGCTTCGGTAAAGGCCTTGACAGCAACCAGGCGGCGCTCCAGCTTGGGGCCGTAGCGCTGCAGGGCGCTGCGACTGGGCAGCACACCGGCTGCCTGCTCGCCCGGAAACCGCCGTTGAAGGTCGGCAATCATTTCATCCAGGGTCAGCCGCCCCTGCGCCATCAAACCTTCAACGTAAGTCTTGACCTCAGGTGGCAGGCGAGAAATGGTGCTTTTGCGGCCCATGCGTCAAACCCCAGGGTGCGGGCGTGCAATGCCGGGCTCACAGTCCACCGCATATTCGACGATGTCGATGCCGAAGCGGTCAATCTTGGCGTAAACGGTACCCAGCTGGTCCGTGCGCAAGGCGATCAGGTCGCGCCCCTGCAGGTAGTCCAGCTCGCGGCGAATCTCCATCGACGTTGCGTCGGGGTACTCAGCCCGCATGACCGACAGCAGCAAGCCCAGTTGCGTTTCCGCTGGCCGTGCAATGTTCAGTGTGACGAGCAATATCCACCGCATCGTCTCCGTACGGCGGCGCGCGTCCTGCAGGCGAATTTGTTCAAGATTCACGGGATTGCCCTTTCAATAAAATATTTTCAAAGCGAAGCGCCATGGCATCGAGCTTGGTCATGATGGTGGCGATGGCTTGCACATAGTCCTCGCGGCGCACGTAGTGCAGCGGCAAATCAGCCTTGAGGTTGAGCAGCTCGCGCTCCACCCGCTGCCACTGGCCCGCGTCCACCTTGACCGCGGCGTCCAGCAGACTCAGTTGTGACTTGATCTGCATGAAGGTCGCCATGTTGGACGCTTCTTGCAGCTTGAACTGCTCCTGCAGCTCGCGCTTCACGCCGCGCTCAAACAGCAGTGCCAGCGCCTTCACCAATGCCCAGCCCCCGCTGAACAGCGCGATTGCCAAAATGATGATGTTCGTCAGGTTGAATTCAATGATCATGGTGTTTTCTTCTCCTCTATGTGCCAGTCGATCAAAGCGTCAAGCCGGGCGCTGCAGACGGCATATTGAGCACCGGCGTCGATGACCCAGCTGGCAATATCTGCGTCGGTGCTGGAGACCGCACCGTCGTCGGTATCGGTGGCAGCGGCTGAACCCGTTGCAGCAGTGCTGCTGGTGGCCGGGGCGAGACCACGGACACTGAGGCCGGGGGCGTTGTCGAGCAGGCGCAAAGCAGGCTGCCCAAGACAAGGCCGCCCAGAAGTAACTTGGTGAATAGCATCGCGTTTCTCCCTTGTGAGTTTGTTGACTTGTGCCTGGTGCAGCTCCAGCGCGGTAGTGAGTTGATCGCCACGTTCGGCGGCGGCCTTCAGCACCTCGGCTGCGCGCTCATAAGTGCGCAGCTTCTCGCGGGTGTAGGCGGCGTCCTGCTCTGCGAGCTGGGTCAGCAACGGCGCACGTGCCACCTTCCAGACAGCACTACCGGAAGCGACAAGCGCGCACCCGGCCAACAGAAGACCCGGAAGGCGCAATACTGAGCTGCTCATGGTTGCGCCTCACCCAAGCACATGCTGCGGGTTTTCAGGCGACGCGCCCACAGACCACCGCACACTTTGTTGCCTGATACTGAACAATCCACCGAGCCCACACGGCGCCAATTCAGAATGGCATCACACGCGCCGGCATAGTCACGCGCGTTGAGCCGTTTGACGACGGTGGAACTGCAGAACGCACCGGGGCCAATGTTGTAGGCCAGATCCACATAGGCGTCGTACTCATGTTGGTACAAGGGCGCCGTCACGCACTTCTTAATAAACGACTCGTAGGTTTGGATGTCAGCCAGTGCGCGCCGCAGCGCGGCCACAGGCGACGTGCTGTCGCCCATCTTGACGCCGCCCGTAGTGCCGAATCCGCTGGTGGGCACGGCCACGCCCTTGACGGCGTCTGGAACAGCCTTGGAGGTGTAGCCCTCATTGACCGCAATGCCAACTAGGCCTGCAGCGGAGAGCACCAGGGCGGCAATGAGGGAGCGGTTGTTGTCTGACATGCCGCGACTTTGCCGCGCGCGTCT